GTCAGCAGACCTGTACTTCTGTTTCGCAGCCCGATTCTTCCCAGGGTTCTTCGCTCGCCACTCTGCTTTCTGTTTGTTGTAACAGACATAGCAGCGGGAATAGTGGCCGTCTACGGTTGGTCTACGAGGGAACTTGTTACGGTGCTTACGTTTCAAGCAGCCGGAACAAACCTTCGTAATCAAGCAGGCAAATCCTTCGTAAAGGCACGGAGGAATGTGATGCTGCGCACCATCCCTTGCGGGATGTAGATGATGTGGTCATAGAAATCGTCCGGCGAATGCGACTGTGCGATAGTGACATGACCCGCCTTACCACCATCCTGTTCGGGGATGATGAAGCCACATGTTTCTACGATGTGGTCACCTGAGTCTTGTTCTTCGAGGGTCGCCCAATGCCCTTCACCTTGGTGTGCGTCAGCCCACGAGATGAGAACAGTTTCATGCTGCGTCATTGTCGTCCACCCAGTCGGCTTCGCCTTCTGTTTTGCACACCCAACAGAAACGGCCTTCTGAGATGTCCCAGCCGACACCGCAGGCTGGGCAGACAAGAAAATTCTTGGGGTCTGTCATACCCCAAACAGTACTATGCGGCCTGTCTAGACTTTAGTTTTAAGGACATCAGCCTCTCGAAAGCCTTGATGAATTGGGCTTGTTCTGCCTGCGGAACGATGGCTTTTTGCAGGTATTTGATGAGGATGTCGATGTCCTGTTGCGTCATAAGGAGACGCAGGTTAGCAGCCTCAGATGTCGCCTTTGAGGTGGTCGTCAATGTGGTTATCTAACTTGGTTTCGATTCTGTTTAACGAATCGGAAACGATTGCGTGGTCGTCACGGTTCTCTTTCCGCATCGACTGAACCAACGCAGCCAGTACACCACCGACCGCTGCAATAACTGCAACCGTTATCGCTTCCACTATTCGTAAAACCCTTTGCTGTCCCATCGGCGTTCGAGAAGACGACCGCCAACAATAGCAGTAACGCAGACAGCGACACCAAGAAGAACAACACCAGCAAAAGTTCTTGCCACAACGCTACCCCTTCAATCCTTTTCGGCCCTTCTTTTCCTTGCGTGTCGGCTTCGCAACCTTGGATGCTTGTTCGACGGTTCCGCCTGTAATGTCAACAGGAAGGCTGTCACAATCGTAACATTCGAGGTGCCAGATTTCAAACTCTTTATTGTTCGGGTCGCCTACACCCCAAGCCCAACCGAACTTTTCACAGTTCGCCTTGAGCCAGTCAACATGCTTCTGGCTACCGCCGAGGTTGATGAGTTTCTTGTTGACGACAGCAGCCACATCGACTGCACAACCCCACCCGTGCTTCGATGTGCCAGGAGTACCAGCCGGAGCCATCCCGTCCTTCAAGAACCAGGTCTTCCCCTTGTAGGTGCGGGTAATCTGCGGGACACGCTTCGACGCCTTCGCCGTATAACGGGAAGCGAACAGCGACTCCTGCTCCTTCAACGTGCGCAACGCACCGACATGCGAGAAATCCAGCCCGTCGGCCCTGGCTGCTGTAAGCATTGCATCCCACGCCTTTGCAGCCTTCCAATACAACTGGCCGTACGGTTTGATGTTCGACAACAGGTGCGCCGGGATGTCACCGTTCGGGCACTTCGACAACTCGGCAGGGGTCACAAACTTCCGGGACGGGTACATCAGTCTTCTTTCGACTCAATCGCAGTAATGATAACGGTAGCAGTGAGTAGAATCCCGGTAATCCACAACGCCTGCGTACGGGTCTGCCCCGACAAGGTGATGATGATGTATGCGCTTGAACAAGCAGCCACAATCAGGGTGCAAACGGCAGCAAGGAATTTACTCATCGGTAGCCGAGATTAGCACCCCGTTTATTCTCGCAAACTGGACAGTATTTTACCGTTTGCGGGACATAACCACCGGAGCAGCAGCCAACACAGCCCCCACTGCGACAAGGGCACGACGTTGCCCGACAGTCACATTCGAATCCGCCGGGACATACGAATCCAGACCGCCACCGAAAATGTTGACCTGCTCCTCAAAGTCCCGTTTCACTTCCACTGGTGCAGTGGAGATGACTCGTGCCACCTCATCCAACTGTTCCGCTGTCAAGGTGTCGATGTTGTCCGCAATCGCTTCAATCGCTGCTGCTGCTTCTTCAGGTGACGAGACCTGCGAGAGTACAGCGACGGCTTCCTCAGCGGTTTCAATCAGCGGGGAGGTCGTCGTCGTTGCGGGTGGAATCGCAACGGTAGAAACGTTCTCGGGTGGGCCAGAAACCACAGTCGTCGCCAAAGGTTTCATCGGAGGCAAAGTCGTAGTCGTCGGGGATACCGTCGAACCCGTCGTACTCGTGGGTCGCAATGACGATGTGGGAAAGGGCAGCGAGGAACTCGGCGTCGATGACGATGACGAGATGACCGTTGTTGTCGTACTCGGTTCCGTCGATGTCGTCAAGGGAGGCAGCGTCGAAGTCGATGTCGTCGTGGTTTCCTCGGGCTGTGTCGTCGTAGTGCTGGACGATGTTGTGGAAGACAGCGTTGTCGTAGGCGAATCGCTGGATGTCGTCGTCTGCCATACCGTCACTGTACTACTAGTTGTTTCTTGTATCACAGTCGTGGATACAGGGGTCGTATCAACGACTGTGGTGCTAGTTTCGGTAGATGAAGTTGTTGCTTCTGTTGTGGTCGTTGGCTCTGGCAGCGTTGATGTTGTTGTGCTTGATGTGCTTGTTGCTGCTGACGTTGTGGGCTGGATGGGCGAAACGGATGTCTCTAGGTCATACTGAACACCCGACCACCACGCATCGGGATTACCGCAACACACACCGGCCCTAAGCCGATACCAGCCGGGCTGCAGTTCAATCTGGATGTTGGACTGCAGGCCGTACCAGTCATCATTCTGGGCGAGAAGTTGACCATCGGAGTTGTACAGCCACAGCATCGGGTCAGACCCGTAACCTGCAGCAGCGTAGGTACGCACAGAGAAAACTGTGGTGGTATCAATCTGATACCAGTAGTCGGTCGCTTGGGTGACCCGAATGTTTTGTGCCTTTGCGGTCGCCCCCAACGCTATGAGGGCGAACCCGCAGATGACGATTGCGGCTTTACTCAGCCGAAGGAATGTCCGGCTTCTTGCCGAAGGCAATCGCCACTTCCTCCTTGGAGAGAACTCCATCCTCAGCCCAGAACTTCAAGAGTTGCTCGGTCACCTTGGCGGCGGCCATGAACCCTGCGAGGGCGGCAGCCTTCCACAGTTCGACACCGATGACTGCACCACCGGCGAGTGCGCCGAGGGCGGTGCTTCCGAAGACGGCGAATACTCGCCCGATGACAGTTTGAATCTTAACCATGATTACTCCTAGTAGTCGTGTTTGATGATGTAGTTGACAACGAGATACGGCTGGTAGTAGTCGGTTCCACTACCCGTGTAGCCAGAGTTGCCGGTGAACGCCGGGACATCGATGGCGTGAGCATGGCTTGAACCGTCAGTTCCAGACGAGACTGTGCTAGACGTTGGCTGGGTTGTGCCCAGGACGCTGCTGCCAACATCGACGGCGACGTTGCCATTGAAGTTCGGGGCAGGGACAGCCGTGTGCGAGTGCGAGCCACCCGATGCCGTGTTGAACGAAGCATGGTCATGGTCAATGCTGTGCCTGTGACTCGGGAGGTTTGCCTCAGCGATTGTCAACGAACCACCAGTTCCAAGCAATGTCAAGGTGGTGTTATCACCGATTGGGAAACGACCCTTCATGTCGGGGGTCGTCGTCCCGACCAAAGCACGAAGTTCCGTGTATGAAACACTGATTGAAGAACCGTCGCACAGCAGCCATCCGGTCGGGGCTGCCGCACCGCCGTAAGCGGCAATCGTGCCTACTGGACACAAGACTTTCAAAGTTGCCAAAGCAATATCGTCAGCGACAACCGTGCGGTCTGCAATCTTTGCTGAAGTAATAGCAGAGTCAGCGATGCCCGCAGTAGCAACTTGACCCCATTTAATCCCGTTCGTCTGAGCGGAATCAACCTGCAACACATGGGCGTTTGTTGCACCAACAGCCAAGCGGTTGATGCTGCTACCGTCCGTGCTAATAATGTCACCCTTAGTGGTCATCACCGAAGCAATTTGGTTCGCCTCATCAGCCTCAGTAGCAGTAAACACTGGGTAAATAACTGCAGCAGCATCGTGGGCTGCAGCAGTCGTATCGTCCACGCCACGGACCACAGTCAAAGCCAAAGTGGAAATGTTTGTGACCCGGACTTTTTCTTCTTTTGAGGTGCCGGGGTCAATGACAGCAAAGAACGGGAACGACGAAGGCCATCCCGTGACAGATGCGACGTTGACCGTTGTAGCAGACGAGTTGACGCTGCTACTCAGCGTTGTAGAAACAGGTGCGCCCTTGTATGCTCTGCGAACGGGAAGTGCCATTTGTGCTCCTAGTTTTCTACGCTTCTCATAATAACAACCGCTGTCCCTTCCCAATCCCACTTGTTGCCGTAGGCATCAACTGGTATCCAGCGTAGGTCCTCAACAATAACCGAATGAACCGAGTTGCCGATCTGCAAAACAATGATTCTGGGGTTAGCAAGCAGTTCGTCCAAAACATCGGTTTCTTCCTGGGTATCTAAATAGACCTCTTTGCCGTTCTTCAGTTTGATCTTGTTGTGCAGAAGCACCGGCACAGAGAACGTTTGGGACCGGAACGGTGCAGCGTAGGCTCGGGCCATCCAGCGGGTGACAATCGGGCCTTCTGTGACGGTTGTTCCCCGTGTCAAGGTCAGTTTGAACTTGGCTTCGATGGCCCTGTCATCGGAACCGGTAAAGGTTTGTTCAATCAAACCCGCCGTAGACATCGTTCCGAGGTTCTGGTAGTTACCTTCATCGTTAGCAAGATAGGGGGTGACGGAACCTTTGAGTGGTTCGGTGCGAACATCGACACGGGCGACGAATTTGCGATCAGGGATACCCCAACGGTAGGTGCCGAGTTCAAGGGTGCCAGAGGCAACGAGGCTAGATGTGTCTTCAACGATAACGCCGACACCGGAAACCATGAACACCGGTTTGTCATCAAATATGACAACATTTGTGACATCGGCGTTCGAGTCATACATCAAGTCCGTGGCGTATGCAGGAGTATTCGTTCCAGTGAAAGTTGAAAGGTCCAGCCGACCAAGACCGCCAGAAGTACCGTCATAATTTGTCCATGTGAAGTAAGAGAACCTGTCGTTCGAAGCGGATTTGAGAACTGAACTGTTCGTCGGGATAAGTGGTCCAGCAACAAGGTTTGAGTTGCTGTCTGTGGAACAGAATCGAACACCTTTGTTGGTGCCGAGAATAATGAACCCGAGATATCCAGCAATCGATGCAGCAATTTCGCCAGTTGGGAGTTCAAGGGCCACAACACCTTTGTCCAAAGTGCCATCAGTCTTGATTGTTACCTTGTAAACCATTGACTTTTTGCTGGCGTACCCTGCCGCATACGCTGCGTTTTGGCCTGTTGCTACACCTACCCAACGCCACGATGTGTCAATCGGTTCAACAACACCTGCAAGTGAACCCGTGTTAGAAATGTTGCGCAAGTTGTGGTCGTATGCGCCGAACATAAAACCCTTGGCGAAGCCAAGCATGTAATAGTTGTCGGTTGTATTAATGAACTTGGTGCTATCGATCACCGTTGTTGAGGTACCAGGGTCAAGTTTTCTTATCCCGTCGTTCTCGAAACCGAAATAGATTCGGTCGCCGTCAGTTGCCATAGCAACACATTTCTTGCCACCGCCCGGTTCACCCGTGCAATCAGTCCAAGTGGGGGTTGCCGCAAACGGGTCAGTAGAAAACTTCACCGCTTCATCTATGGCGACATAAACACGCCCGTCCTGCACAACCATGCGTTGCGTAGTAGCAGCAGAAGACAACGACACCTTCGTCGTGTTTAGCAGGCCAACCTGGCCCTTGGTCCAAATGTCGATACCTTTCGACTTGTAGAACCGGTAATCCTGCCCACCAGCAATATCCGCATACTGCTGACCTGCACCCAAATGCCACGAATCCTGACCACGCCTCCACAGGCCGCCAGGGTTGATAGCAGCCTCGCCCGGTGCAGTTGAAATGTCCTGCGAATCACGCACCCGAGGCTCATAGCCACGCTGAAACTCGCCAGATTTCTGGTCGATCATGTACGGGCGACCGTTAATAGCCACCGGATACACAGACGGAACAAGCGTCGTCTGCCCCGTACCAGTAAAGAACGCCGGAGTATTACGGTACGGCAGCGTGAACGCTGCTACAGCCACGGCTTACGCCCTCTGCAAAAACGTCGGATACAAACGGGCAAGACGTTGCGCCTCAGCCGTAATACGGTCCCTGCGCATACGCAACAGATTCGTAATCGAGTTCGCCACAGCACCAGACGGAACCTCATCCGAACGGCGGGTATCGCCTTGCGACTCAGTAAAGTTACGTTTCACCTCACGGGGAGCCATCAACCTGATCTGCGACCCAATAACCAGAATGTCCTCAGCGGATAACGGGAAACCGGAAATGTTCTGGAGGTCATCAGCCTCGGCGGCCACCCTGCCAAACGGGGCTTTATAGGTGATACGGATATCGCCGTTTGACACATCGGAATCGATCTGCAAACCGAACGTAGACCCGAAATCTTTGGTCGGCATGTTCCGCAACAGTTTGTACGACGACACCTGCTTGTAGTCATCGGCACGATACCGGTAACGGACATCAATCAAATCGATAATGTCCAAAGCACCGGGCAGGTTCATCTGACGGCTAGACGAATTGTACGTTAGGTCCAAATTCTTCACTTGGAACAAACCGTTCACCGGGCTCGACAAGTCCGCCAACTCGTCATTCACCGCTTCAAGAATCTGGTTACGGGGGAACCTGGGGTTGATAGTACACACCGAACCGCCCGTATGGGCCGCCGCAGTCGTACCATTAAAACCCCGCTCAATCGTCAAAGTTTTAGAAACTTCGATGACATCCCAAACGTAAACCTGCTCAGACCCAATCTCAATCACAGACCCCTGACGCACCGAACCAAGGTCGTAAGTCAGAACGCACGAAGTAGCCGTCGCCGTAATCGTGGCAGACAGTTTGTTGCGTTCCTCAACAACCCCAGACAACAACTGTCGCTGGGTGCGGGTAATGATCTGGGCAGTAGTAGACACTTACTTCTTCTTCTTAGCGGCTTTCTTGCCCATTTTCATAGGCTTGCCCGACTTCTTCGCTTCCATCTTCGCAGCCTTCATACCGGCCTTCGAATACGAGAATTCCTTTTTACCGACCATCGGCATGACAACCTCCTAGGGGGACAGTCAGATATTAGCACCGAACTTTTCGTCCAGCCGTTCTGCATATTCGGCGGCTATCTGCGGCACTAACTGCTGTATCAGCCCGTTCATTTCCCGTTGCGCTGAGTGCGGGTCGATGTGCTGGAGGTACAGGACTTTGGGGATGTGGGCTATTTGGGTTGCGAGGGCTGTGCGGACGATTAGTTCGTAGTCGTCGGCTACTCGCAGGTTCGGGTTGTGGCCTCCGACAGCGTGGTAGGTGCTGGTCCGCCATGCCCGTACATGGTTCGGGGCCGAGACGATGTGGCTGAGGGTTGTGCGGTTTATCGGCACCCGGCAGGCCCAGACTTGCAGCGTCTCGTCCCAGTAGTGGGAGCCGTAGCCGAGGCCCCAGCCGTCCGGGTAGCGCAGGCTGGAACCGTCTGGGTAGACCTCAGCGCAGTCCGAGTAGGCGAACCCGACAGACGGGTCTGTGAAGGCTGTAGCAAGTTCCTGTAGGCAGTCTGGGGTTAACTGGTCGTCGTGGTCTGCTTCGACAAGGATGTCCCCAAGGCCGAGACTGAACGCCATCTTCTTGACGTAGCCGATGTTGCCACCAGAGGGAACATGGGGCCGGAAGTATCGGATTCGGTACCGTTCGTCGGAGCACATTCCGTAGACCTGCCGGTGGACTGCATCGGTGGTGGAGTCGTCGTAGATGACCCATTCCCAGTCGGTATGGGTTTGCGCTTTGAGGGAGGCCCAGAGTCGGGCGAGGGTGTCAGGTTTCGTGTTGTATGTCGGCGTAATGACGCTGATTATTCCCGAAAGTCGTGTATCCACTGGTCTGCATTTTCTGCACCGAGTTGCGTAACCGCTTGGTCGTCTGTCCCTTCAGGGGACCAACCGGATGCTAGAAGGGCTGCATATTCTTCGTCGTTCATTTCCCGCACAATGTCGTCAATTTGTATGTTCGGTCGTGCCATTGGTTATGCCAGCCTATTCCCGTAAACGGTAATTGTGCCACCGGTAATGGTGCCTGAGTTGCAAGTCAGGGTGAAATCCGTGTAACTGGTTGTATTGGCCAATAAGCCCAAACAGGTCCCACCGTATGTGCCAGTACCACCAGAAACATTCGAAACCACATAGGTCCTTTTCGCCAGATACGGGGCCATTACATCAATGTTTGCATAATTGCCGTCAGCACTCATTTGGCCGCCATAAACAATGCTCGTTGCGTTACTACCAGAGTCGCCAGAGGCGGTAGTGGTTCCGTAAACAACGTAATTGAATGAGTAGTAATAACCAGTCGCCGCTGCACCTAACGTAAATTTCAATACGTTTGCTGTTGATGCGCTGCCGCCCTGATAAATGATTTTATACGAATCGTATGTTGCGGAGAACGCTGATGTCACTTGGACGCTCGAAACTGCCGTACCAACTGTTTGTGACTTGATAAAAACCAAACCGCCAACAGGCCCCAACCCAACCGTGTCATCTTGTTTTTGGCTGAGGTAGTCCCACGCAGACCCATCCCATACCCGCAGATAACCCGTGTCTGTTTCGTAAATAATTTGACCCGTGTATGGGGTACCGGGGCGGGTAGTGCTGGTGCAAACACCAGGTCGCAAGCCAGTACGGATGTTAGAGATACTCATGCTGTTACCGCAGTAGGCACATCAGGAAAGTTGGCTTCTTCAGATGGCACCCATGTTACGGGAAAATCACGAAGGGCTTGGCGATAGGCAGCCCACGCTTCTTTATCAGTTGGTGCGTCTGGCAAAACTGCCCAGTCTGATGCGGCAAGCAGGCGGTCACGTTGGAAACGCATACGAGCAATAAAGACGTTTGAGTTATCTGTCGGCTCAAGCCCAAGTTGGTTTAGGTTCATTTACGCCGCCTCATAAGCGAAGGTAATACCGATATTTCTGCTGTTTTGGATCACGCCAGAGTTTTCGTAGATGCCAACCCTCAATGCCGTGGTTGAGATAATCCAGACGTTCAAGTGGTAGCCAGTAGAAAGATACTCTCGGCCAAAGCCTATTGAGGTGCCACCGCTGTAATCACCAGCAGTAACTGGCAGGGTAAAATCAATGTACGAACCGGCTGCGGTACCAGCAGTAGTAATGACATATTCAATGCGTCCAACTACAAGTTTGCCAACTTGGTAATACCTCGCTCTTGTCAGCGAACCCGTTGTAATTGAACCAGAAGATGCGGTAGCGGTTGGGGTGTAAGCAGTCCACGCTGTAGTAATCCCCGAAAGGGCGGCCCACTTGACACCATTTGTGGCCGCCGAATCAGCAACAAGAACCTGATTGTTCGACCCGACAGCAAGACGAGCGAGAGTGTCATCTGCGGACGCAACCAGCAAATCGCCTTTAGCGTCAACAAGCGACGCTGTGAACTGTTGCACCCACGCCGAACCGTTCCAGACGAACGTTTTATCGGTGTCTGTCTCGTAGATGAACTGCCCCTCATACGGAGAAGCAGGTCGAGTCGAAGAAGTGCAAACACCAGGTTTGGCGATTGCAGACGGTGCAGAAAACGACGAGATAGGCATTAGAGGGCAACCGCCTTGATGATGTAGTTCATTACCATTGTTGGCTGCACGTTATTATGCGCTCCACCGCCTCCGGTGTTTTGGTTTGTTGCAGTCGTATTATTATTCGTTGCAGTAGTATTATTGATTGTCGGCGTGGCTGATTCTGTGATTGCTGCTGAACCATCACCATAAATTGCACTACCAGCAATAGATGAAACTGCCACACTACCGCTGCCTGCTGTGTAGTGACCACCCATCCTTGTGCCATTGGAAGAGTTTTCTTGGACGTAGTGACTGTGTGCAACTTGGGTATGATTATGTGCTACTTGCGTATGTGTATGCGCATCCTGAGTGTGCGTGTGTGAAGGCATCTCCGCTGACGACAAAGTATGCGTTTGGGCGCCGCCAACCTCGCCAGGTGCGTCTCCACCGCCAGTAATCGTGGTGCTGGTCAAACGACTAGCAGCGGAACCTCCCATGTTGTCCACGCCAGCAATAACACGACCACGAAGGTCCGGCAAAGCAAATGTCGTTGAACCATCACCAGAACCGTAGGTTGTGCCAATAGCAGCGAAAAGCGCCCCGTAGTCAGTACGAGAGACGTTCTGGCCAAAGCAAAGAAGCCAGCCAGCGGGAGCAGTAGAGCCAGCATAAGGGATAACCGAACCTGCTGGTATCGCTCCAACCGGAGCGCCAAGAGCAGACGACAGACCCATTAGACTTCTTTTTCCCACCCAACGGCGGTAAACGTTACCTTATCGGTTGTATCTGAGTAGCCGTAAAACTGATCGGTAGCATTCAGAACCAACGCCGTGTCCCAGATAAGGGTGTCATTGGCGGCAATCGGCAATGCCCAAAAAATGCGGTTATCGACCGTAGCGGTCGTGTTGATGGCAAAGTAGATGAGCCTGTCGGTGCCGTCTGTGTTGCAAAACACGACTTGCTTGACAACCCACGCACGGCCAGATGCAACGGCAGAACCCAACGTAGAGTTGGCAGTAGCGGTCAATTTGACTGGTCCAACCAGTCGTTTTTCTGTGCGGTCACCTACAGCCATTTATGCTCCGATATCAGTTGTGATGATTGCCGTGAATTTGCTGTCGTTCATCGGGTCGGTGGACACAGCAGAGTTTACCCATTGGCTACTGGCGGTACTGTAAACCAGCGCCTGCCCATTCGACGGGGTGCCGGTAATAGTTACGTCCGTCAAACCATCAAGAGTTTGTGAACCCTGAGGACCCTGCGGACCTTGAGCCCCCTGCGGGCCCGTAGCACCAGTTAGACCAACAGCGCCTTGCGGGCCCTGAAAACCAATAGGACCCTGAGCGCCCTGCGCACCTTGAGGACCAGTATCCCCCTGAGGCCCCTGAAATCCCTGCGGACCTTGAGCCCCCTGCGCACCAGTGTCACCCTGAGGTCCTTGAAAACCCTGCGGACCCTGAGCACCCTGTGCGCCCTGGGCACCCTGTGCGCCCTGCGGACCGGTATCGCCCTGCGGACCTTGCGTACCCTGAAACCCTTGAGGACCCTGCGCACCTTGGGCACCCTGGGGTCCCGTATCACCTTGCGGTCCTTGTGTACCCTGGGGACCCTGTGAACCCTGCGGACCCGTATCCCCCTGAGGACCTTGCGCTCCTTGAGCACCTGTTGCACCTTGAGGTCCCTGAGCGCCGGTCGGTCCCTGAGCACCTTGCGCACCTTGCGCACCAGTTGCTCCTTGAGGACCCGTATCTCCTTGTGGACCTTGGAAACCCTGAGGACCCTGTGACCCTTGCGCTCCGGTCGCTCCTTGCGCTCCCTGCGCACCCGTGGCCCCCTGAGCACCAGTAGCGCCTTGTGGGCCTTGCGTACCCTGTGGGCCTTGCGTACCCTGCGCACCTTGAGCGCCTTGCGCTCCGGTAGCACCAACAGGGCCAGCGTTACCTGTGCCGACAATACTGATCTTGTTGCCAACAGACAGCGCTGCCGATTCTGTTGCAGACGAAACAACGTAGGTATTGTTTGTCCGGTAGACGGTCAGGGTTTCTGTTTCGAGTGCAACCGTGACGGTAGTGGTAGCCATTGCTACCTCGTCACATCAGCAAGAACCGCAACAGTCCCCGAAAGAATTGTCGTAATCACACCGGATGCGTTTTCCTGAAGGTCCCAATACAGGTAACCTGGGTCCAGATCGGCTGTGTCTGCCGCCGCAAAAGTAACCTTCATTTGGCCGTTCGCCCCGTCAGTTACGGTGCAGGTTCCGGTGATTGCAACAGCGGCAATATCGGGCGTTGAGCGCATCTGACTGGAGTAGGTGCGGCCAGTAATGTTGATCGGTGTGGTGCCGTCAGACGTAATGGTAACCTCAACGACCTCTGTGTCGCCACGGGTAATCGTCAAATCCTGTTTAGCGGGTGCAGCCATCGGCGCTAGTCTACACTACTTCTTTCCACGGTTCCTGGCTCGGTTCCGTGACGGGGACTCCGACACGATACGACCGTCCTTCGTATGGCTCATGTCGTTGCCGCCCTTGCCCATGACACCACGGTCACGGCGGGTCTTAGCCAACTCTCGACGTTTCGCCATCTGGCCGGGGGATTTGTTGAAGGTTGTGTCGTAAGCCTTCTTTTTCTCCCGTGCATCCGGGTTATCCCGGTAATACTTGGCGGACTTTTTCGGGTTGGCCGCTTTACGGGGAGCCACTACCACTTCACCTTATTGGCCCAGTATGCGGCAGACATTTTGCCCTTGGCGATGTTCGCTGCGTGGCGAGCCTTGAACGACTCACGACGCTTACGGTAAGCAGCAGATTCACCAGCCTTCTTCGGGGAGCCAGATACGCCCTGTTGGCCGAAACGAATCAGTTTAATCTTGCTGCCTTCCTTGGCAAGGACAGCATGGGACTTTTTTGCATTCGGGGTGCGCTTGGGTTTGTTGTAACCGGAGAACCGTTCGCCACGATATTCGATGCTCATTGGTTTGCCGCCCA